ATGCTGGAACAAATGGGCATTGCCGCGAAGCAAGCCTCGTATAAATTAGCGCAACTCTCCAGCCGCGAAAAAAATCGCGTGCTGGAAAAAATCGCCGATGAACTGGAAGCACAAAGCGAAATCATCCTCAACGCTAACGCCCAGGATGTTGCTGACGCGCGAGCCAATGGCCTTAGCGAAGCGATGCTTGACCGTCTGGCACTGACGCCCGCACGGCTGAAAGGCATTGCCGACGATGTACGTCAGGTGTGCAACCTCGCCGATCCGGTGGGGCAGGTAATCGATGGCGGCGTACTGGACAGCGGCCTGCGTCTTGAGCGTCGTCGCGTACCGCTGGGGGTTATTGGCGTGATTTATGAAGCGCGCCCGAACGTGACGGTTGATGTCGCTTCGCTGTGCCTGAAAACCGGTAATGCGGTGATCCTGCGCGGTGGCAAAGAAACGTGTCGCACTAACGCTGCAACGGTGGCGGTGATTCAGGACGCCCTGAAATCCTGCGGCTTACCGGCGGGTGCCGTGCAGGCGATTGATAATCCTGACCGTGCGCTGGTCAGTGAAATGCTGCGTATGGATAAATACATCGACATGCTGATCCCGCGTGGTGGCGCTGGTTTGCATAAACTGTGCCGTGAACAGTCGACAATCCCGGTGATCACAGGTGGTATAGGCGTATGCCATATTTACGTTGATGAAAGTGTAGAGATCGCTGAAGCATTAAAAGTGATCGTCAACGCGAAAACTCAGCGTCCGAGCACATGTAATACGGTTGAAACGTTGCTGGTGAATAAAAACATCGCCGATAGCTTCCTGCCCGCATTAAGCAAACAAATGGCGGAAAGCGGCGTGACATTACACGCAGATGCAGCTGCACTGGCGCAGTTGCAGGCAGGCCCTGCGAAGGTGGTTGCTGTTAAAGCCGAAGAGTATGACGATGAGTTTCTGTCATTAGATTTGAACGTCAAAATCGTCAGCGATCTTGACGATGCCATCGCCCATATTCGTGAACACGGCACACAACACTCCGATGCGATCCTGACCCGCGATATGCGCAACGCCCAGCGTTTTGTTAACGAAGTGGATTCGTCCGCTGTTTACGTTAACGCCTCTACGCGTTTTACCGACGGCGGCCAGTTTGGTCTGGGTGCGGAAGTGGCGGTAAGCACACAAAAACTCCACGCGCGTGGCCCAATGGGGCTGGAAGCACTGACCACTTACAAGTGGATCGGCATTGGTGATTACACCATTCGTGCGTAAATAAAACCGGGTGATGCAAAAGTAGCCATTTGATTCACAAGGCCATTGACGCATCGCCCGGTTAGTTTTAACCTTGCCCACCGTGATTCACGTTCGTGAACATGTCCTTTCAGGGCCGATATAGCTCAGTTGGTAGAGCAGCGCATTCGTAATGCGAAGGTCGTAGGTTCGACTCCTATTATCGGCACCATTTAAATCAATAAGTTACACATCATTAGTACCTTCCTTATTTTTTGACTGGGACGAATTTGGGACCGATGGGTTCAGGATCGAGTCTATTTGCCGTGCGTGTTCGGTAAGGTGATTAGGTGCAAGGTGAGCATATCGACGAACCATTTCGATAGACTCCCAGCCTCCCATTTCCTGTAACACTGACAACGGGACTCCGGCTTGAACCAGCCAACTTGCCCAGGTGTGTCTCAAGTCGTGAAATCTGAAATCATCAATACCAGCCCGTCTCAGCGCCGCTTTCCAGGCTGTGTTTGCGTCATACCGCATCTTCCTTACTGTTGGCGCTTTCGTTCCGTCTGGTTTGGTACAGCTTTCCTTGTACACAAATACCCAACGGTGATGATTCCCGATTTGTTTTTTCAAAACGCGACATGCAGTATCATTCAGCGCAACGCCAATTGCGCGGTTTGATTTACTCTCTTCCGGGTTTATCCATGCCACCCGGCGCTGCATGTCTATTTGTTGCCATTCAAGGTTGATGATGTTCGAGCGTCTTAAGCCTGTTGCCAGTGCAAATTCAACAACAGACTTTAATGGCTCCGGACATTCATCAATCAGCCTTTGTGCTTCATGGGGCTCCAGCCAGCGGATCCGTTTATTCTTTGGTTGAGGCACTTTAATAATTGGTGCCTTATCCAGCATTTTCCATTCACGCTCTGCGGCTCTTAGTAGGGCTTTTATAAATGAAAGATGCGTAGCCTTCGTTGCAACGGACGCTGGTTTTGGCGTGTATTCTGGAACAGGTTTCCCTTTTTTTCTGCATGCTTCTGTCCTGAGTTTCCAGTTTTCCTCATGACGCCGGTTCGTCATTTTCTGCATTGCTGAATAAATTTTTGATTCAGTAATGTCTCTTAGTTGCATTCCTGCGAAATGTTGAAGCCAGAATCCGATCCGGCTTTTGTCATCGTCCAGTGATTTTTTATGTGCTTTCTCTTCAAGCCACCTGATACACGCTTCCTCGAACGTTATATCAGGTATTTCACCAAGTTTGCTGACCCGCCATGCTTCAGCCTTTAGCTTGTCATGGAGTTCTGTCGCCTGCCTTTTGTCCTTTGTTCCAAGAGACTGTTTAAATCTTTTACCGTTCGGCAATGTGAAACTGGCGTACCATATTTCACCTCTGCGGAAGAGTGACATTTTCTTTCCTCTGTTATGCCATCACCCGCGCTCACCTGGACAGTATGCAGCGGAGACTGAAGAGCCGCAATGCAGGCTTGTCGTGTTGTGAGGTAAGGAGATTTATTCTTAGTGGGATCTTTGCGTGTTGCCTGAAGACGCCCTGTGCGTATCCAGTTAATGGCAGTCGGTCTGGATATCTTGAGAAAATGACAGGCCTCATCGAGTGTGAGGCTGTATGGCTCCATTATTTCACCTCTTGCTGTGACATTGTTGAAAAATGGATACCAGCTCGTTGCTGCCAGACGATCCAACCGAGAGTCATATCCCATGCCATGTATTCGTTATCGCCGTTTTTTGCTCTCCGACGATCTACTAAGTCACCGAAACGCTTTTCCATGAATAATTCATAAGCTTCGCGTTCATCTGGTTCTACTTCCAGAGATAGGAGTGCGATTTCATAAGCACAGCGCTCAATATCGTCTCGCACGTCAAGGCTGCTGATACGCTCTTTAATTTCTTTAATCAGTTCTTTGTCGGTAAAAGTGGTCATTATGCTCCAGCCTCCGGTGCTTTTGGCATTACTGCCCAGTGAGTGATATTGACGTTTTCAAGGTCCCCGACCTGAAATGTCCACTGCCATTCTCCGGTTTCTTTTTGTCCCCAGGTGTACCAGAGAGAACGCCAGCCAATTAGCCAGCCTTCTCCGTTAGCATCGAATAACAAAACACTTTCATTTGCTGGTGGCAGTTCAGTTGACACTGGTATTACTTTGTTTTCCTGTGCTGCACATTTAGCTTCAAGCGCATCGAATTTACGCACCAGGTATTCAGCATCTGTTTCATTTACTTTCAGATCTCGCGGTACACATCTCCCACGAAGAAACCCTTCCATTTCGAAAACATTCATGCGCATTTGCGTAACTCCGATAACTCGTTAAAGCGTTCCATAAACATCCCGTAGGCATGGCCCGGTGCCAGTGGAATCACGTTGAACATCTCTGTTGCCGGGATACCTTCCAGTACAGGCCAGAAAGAGCCATCATCAAGCCCGAGATCGCGGCGTTCGGTTGCCAGCATGATGAGATCGGCATATTTCACGGGCGTACTCATAACTGGGGGTAACCCGTATTTCTCACGGATTACGGCGTCTATTTTTTCTTCCATTTGTTTATAGTCAGGAAGAAGGCGTTTCAGTGGTGCGGGAATGTCCTGGCAATACGCTTCTGTTGCATCATGCATTAACGCTTCAAAAGCAAATTCCTGCGGCACCAGCTGGCTGCAAAGAACCGCATGTTGGGCGACGCTGTAGAAGTGCGAAAGATGACCGGCAAAGCGACAGATATTTGAAAGGGAAACCGCGATATCGTTAATATCGATGTCGTCTTTATTTATCCTGTCATAATAAAAATGCTTCCCGGAAAAAGTTTTAATAAATGACATTTTGTTCTCCACGTATATGCGCTGCACCGCGCTGAATTTTGGTTAAAGAAAACCCTCGCCATCAGGCGATTATTGAGTTAATTACGTTTCCATAAATGCCCCCGCAGGGGCATTTGCAGTAATGAAATCAGGCGGTGAAAGTACCAATAAAGGTTTCTACTTTGCTGTCTTTGAATTTTTCAACAAGCAGATCACGAAATTCGTTAGCCATTTCTTCCTGCACTGCTTCCAGCTGAATAATGCGCAGAACCAGTACAGGGCGATCACCAGTGATAATGCTGAGGCGTAATTTAAACGGACGTTCTTTCAGGCCTTCAAACGGAACGCATTTAAACTCAAATGCTACTGGCATAATGTCTTTGGTTTTCGCTTCGACAGACTCCATCAGAGAGCGTTTGCCGCTGAAGTCATTGTCTTCAAAATCAGCGGTCTGGTTTGCTTCAATCGTGATTTTACGGACCGCCGCAGCCGCTTTTGTTGCCTGAATGGCGTCACCATTAGCATCAAAGCCCACAAGGTAGTCGGCCCAGTCTTCAATCCATTCTGCCAGTGACTTCTGGGAGTTACGCTCGCCGTTAACAGACAACAGGGCAGAGAACGGTGCTGTCTTTTTCAGTTTGAGAGTGGCGGTGTTATCTGCGTGACCTGGTTCATCAATAGTACCCAGGTTAAGCACACTGACGGCTCGCATATTATCAGCATCGATAAAGCAGCGGGTGCCTTCATCTGCAAGATCTTTAGAATAACGGGTAAAGTCATCGATGCTGGCAGTGGAAAGCGCACCACGGAAACGGAAGCGATTTAAATTAAATTTTTCCAGATCATGAATGCGGAAATTCTCAGGCAATGCCACAGCATCGGCACCAATCTTACTGATAATTTCATTAACACCCTGAGCAGAAATAAGGGCATGGATTTGATTAATTGCGGTTGCGTCTAAGTTCTGAGACATAATAAGTCCTCACTATATAAAGATATTCAGTGATGAGATAAATAATCAGTTTATTAAAAACGATATTAACGACCTGCTGCGCGGAGTTTTCCGTCAGGTTCACCGGCAAGAGTCAGTAATTGTCCCTGGTCTTCCTGCAGAATAGTCAGGCGACCACCGCGATTGACATACATCGGCGTTTCGGTGGTGTCTTCTTCGGAAATTTTCCCGCGGTTAGTCGGGCGAACATATGAGAGTTTGTGTTTGATTTTTACACGGTTCTCATCAAACGGTTCGATTTCCAGGTTGAGCGAGACCTTACCTTTGGTTTTCGTGTTCATCACACCGGAAGCGACTTCACTGAGAACTGCGCCGATTTTGGTTTCAAATACGCCGCCGTCCAGCTCCCCGATAAATGCCTGCACATCAGTACTGCGTTCGCTAGCCATTTTGCTGCTCCCCATCATATCGACCCTGCAAGGTCGGTTGGTTTCTCCACAAAACAGAGAAGAACACCTGCGGTGGCAGCCGCCCGGATGGATTGGGTTATGAGCCCGTCGTCCGGTGATACTCTTCTCTGTTTTGTAAAAAGGACGGTACCAGCCGGAAGCAAGGGTACAAGCTGATACCGCCAGGACTACACACAGCATAAAGTTGTGGTGCCGGGTGCCTCCCGGTGCCTGGCGAAGGTTGCACACCAGGCGGGTGGGTATCCACAGAAGGTCGACTGTCAGCCTCAACCTTAACCCGCGTGCGCTGAGCCGCATTCACCACAACGCTAAGGATTCTCTCTGGTTGAAAATACTTAGCTGTTATGTGCCTGCTTTTAGCCACATCAGGCGAGGTGGACCTAGTTATTCCCCAACAACAAGGATTTGGTTAATCTGGATATCCCCAACAACTAGCTGAGTATTCAACGTGATAGCTGAACTGTCTGCGGCTATGGCCGCTATAAAGGAGACTGCCGGTCTTGCTAAGGTTATTAATGACGCGAAAACGGATGCAGAAGTTAAAGCTGCAACCATTGAACTCCAGAACAAACTAATCACGCTTCAGGCAGAATGCTTCTCTCTTGGCGATGCGATCCGCCTTCGTGATGAAGAGGTGATGCATCTCAAAGCAAAAATTGCAGAGTTTGAAGATTTTTGTGCCAAGGTAGAAGGATATGTCCTTGATCAGCTTGACTCTGGTGCTTTTGTTTACTCTAAAAATGAAATTGTGAGTGGAAAAGAAATAACTGTGCATCTGTGCCCACTTTGTTATTCCAAAAATATAAAATCGATACTTCATCCGCTTCCAGTAGGTAAAACTTCTCATTTTCTTACAAGCCGTTGCCTTCACTGTGAAAATAAATTTCTTATGGAAAAAAATCCGATGTACGAACGACCAAGATCATTACGTGAGTTGGGGCGAGATCTGAATTCGCCTTGGATTCCTTAAATCTTGCATTGGTTGGATGATACCCAGATTGTTAAAGAGCTAAGCGTCCTGTAGGGCGCTTTTTTGTTGCTAACGAATCATCCTGGACTTCATATGTCCCAGGAGGCTACTTCGTGGGCGTCCTGCCTGTCCGTGATAGCTTACATTATGTTGCTACTTAAAGTAGCAAAAATCAACAACAAAAAGTAGATATTTGTTGTTGTCTATGATTTTTCTATAATTAATTGAAAGTTAAATGTTTTTGCTGATTTACTATGCTGTAAACTGAAAATATCGCACGAAGTTGGAGTAGGTATTGAGCATAGTGAATTATGAGGAGGGAGTTTTTTATGAGATTAATCAGGGAGAAAGAAGAGTAAAGCCCGGTTATGCGGCCGGGCACATGCATTACTTTGTAAGTTCTAGAACTCGTTGAGCCAGCCCTTTAAATTGTTCGTTAAAGGCGTCTCTGCTTGATTTCATTGTATTTAAGGCATGCCCAAATTGCCCTGAATCGCGAATTTGCTGATCACTGATGGAGAAAACAGGTGTCGCTAGTTGTTGGCTTATTGCGATTAATGAGTTGAAATCGGAAATATGCGCAAGATCATAGGCTGATAAATCTCCACTGACTGTTGTTTTGTTAATTGCATGTTGCACTTTATCTCGTGGAATTATGCAGGTAATTTTTTCTAGATTTGGCACTAAGATCGAATCAACAGCATCACGGATAGCTGCCATCCATTTTTCGAAAGATTTTACAGGTGCTCCTTTACGCGGCCTGTATCTCTGCTGAATCATACCTAGAAACTGCGGTGCATTTTTAATTGATTGTGAAGAGTTACCATCATTATTTTCTTTAAATAATGCTAATTCTTTGTGCCAGCGAGGTATATTTTTTGAGAGAGAGCGAATTGCTTGCCAGCAAAAAAAGTCTGGAGCTACAGGTACGATAAAATAGTCACTTGACATGAGAACTACTTCATTTAAACCTCCAACATTAGGGCTGAGATCATAAAGAATGTAATCAATATTATTCTTCAAGGCGATTAGCTGTAATATTTTTGGCAGGTTCCCTGGTATATTTCTTGTAGCAGGAATACCAGCAGCAATTTTTAGAGAAACACTTATCTGTGAATCTAAGTCCGAAACATCTAAATGTCCGGGAAGAAGCAGAAGGTTTTCATGCAGTGTAGGGTGTAATTTTCCCGTTTCTTTTTCAAGGTATGCTTCAGGTTGTCCGCCATTAATCAAATATTCTACAATAGGTCCAAGAGTTAAGTTATCTCTGCTAGAATAAAAAGAATCTAAACCCTCATCAATCTTTTCATAGCCAAGAACCATTCCTGTTAGATTACATTGCGAATCAAGGTCAACCATCAATACTTTCTTGCCTTCATCCGCAAGTGCCCATCCAAGATTGAAGGTTGTTGTGGTTTTACTTACCCCACCTTTATGATTAAAAAAACAAATTGATTTTGTCATGTTTCTCTATCCTTTCGACCCCCAGCATATTGTAATTTACGCTGGGTAATTATTTTATATTGTTAATGATAATGTTTAATAAAAATAAGAGAGTAAAACAACTATTAGTAATAGCACTTGCTTGCTAAATATTATTTTTTTTACCTTTAGTTCTATAGTCTAAACGAAGAACTAAAGCCGGTTGTATTTAATTGATTCGTGTATCAATGCTTTGCCCATAACATAAAGTTGATCTTGGGACTTCTCATCAATGTACCATTTCTCATAGGCTGGATTATCCGAAAGAACGGCGAGTTTGTTGCCTTGCATTTGTAGACGTTTAACGTGGAACGTCTTACCATAAACGAAAGAGTAAACACCATCAGTTTGGAAGTTGCGAACAGAAATGTCGACAAACAGTCGATCTCCGGAAACTAGAGTAGGGGACATGCTGTCGCCATTTACAGTCATAACTTTAATATCATCTTGAGAACGATTACCGAAAAGAGAACGGGCATGCTCTGTTGTGAACTCAATGGCGTAGAGCACATCAACATAGTCTGAAAGCATATAGGTCCCAGGTCCTGCGCTAACGCTAAGATCCAAAACTTCTATCCTGTATACATCGGGTTTTGTTGGATTGGGGATGCTTGCCATTTCCTTACATCCTTCTCTCTCGCCAACACCATATTCTAAATATGAAGCTGATACCCCCAGAGCCAATGCAAGTTTATTCATGACAGAGGCACGAGGCTTCGCAGCGCCGATTGTGTATCGCCGCGCCATTTCATATGTAACGCCCACAAGACTTTTGAGTTGGGTGACAGAAATTCCCTTGTTTGTCATTAGCTCGTTTAGTCTCTTGGCGAAATCTGGATACTTCTGTTCTTCTACCATAGGTAGAAGATTACTCGCATCACATACGCTAGTCATTTCTATTTTAAGTAGTTGCATTTTGCTATTTTAAGTAGCATCATCCCTCTGAATTTCGGAGGAGAAAGGTATGTCATCTCAAAACTACACAGAGAAAGCAGTAAAAGCTGCGGGAAAATCTTTATCTGAAGTAGCCCGTCACTTTGGTTTTAAGTCCACTCAATCCGTCGCTAATTGGGTAATTAACAATCAAGTCCCGTCAGAACGGGTTTTACAACTTTGTGAGTTGGGAAACTGGTCCGTGACCCCTCATGAACTGCGTCCTGATATTTACCCCAATCCAAATGATGGATTACCTGAGTGCTATTCAAAAGTTAGCGGTTCAGCTGCGTAAACGTAACCACAGAAACGAGGAGTTAACCGTGGGTAAGCATCACTGGAAAGTAGAAAAACAGCCTGAGTGGTACGTGAAAGCTGTCAGAAAAACTATCGCAGCGTTGCCGGGGGGTTACGCTGAAGCTGCTGACTGGCTGGACGTAACAGAGAACGCATTATTTAACCGCCTTCGTGCCGATGGCGATCAGATTTTCCCGCTGGGATGGGCAATGATTTTGCAACGTGCTGGTGGAACTCACTTCATTGCTGACGCTGTGGCGCAGTCTGCAAATGGCATCTTTGTGTCTCTTCCTGACGTCGAGGATGTGGACAATGCCGATATTAACCAGCGTCTGCTGGAAGTCATTGAACAGATCGGCAGTTATTCCAGACAGATTCGTTCAGCAATTGAAGACGGTGTAGTGGAACCGCATGAGAAGACAGCAATTAACGATGAGCTGTACCTCTCAATTTCGAAGCTGCAGGAGCATGCAGCTCTGGTCTACAAAATCTTTTGCGTTTCAGAAAGTAGTGACGCCCGCGAGTGTGCAGCTCCGGGCGCCGTGGCGTGTCGTGACTGTGGAGAAACTAACGCATGAACAGTTTAACAACACACTACCGTCGCTCGCAACTGATTGCGCTTCCTGTACCGGGTGGAAAAGCGAAGGTGGAGTATTGCTATGCAGTAAATGTACCAGGTGGCAGGGTAATTGTAACCCACAGCTTTGCAGAGTGGGCTGTGGGTGATTTTAACCGGCAAAAGGAGACAGTCCTTTGCGACAAGTTAACCGCTGGTTCAAAGATCACTACGGAGTACCCGTCAGAGTCATTCGTTGGGAGCCGGAAACACAACGGGTTATCTACCTCCGCGAAGGCTATGAGCATGAATGCTTCAGTCCGCTCGAACAGTTTCGTCGTAAATTCAGGGAAATAGAGGTCGGTCATGAGCACTAAATTAACCGGCTATGTATGGGATGGTTGCGCTGCGTCAGGCATGAAATTATCCAGCGTGGCAATTATGGCCCGCCTGGCTGATTTCAGTAATGACGAAGGTGTGTGCTGGCCATCAATTGAAACCATTGCCCGTCAGATTGGCGCGGGGATGAGTACCGTCAGAACGGCTATCGCACGGCTGGAAGCAGAAGGCTGGTTAACGCGTAAGGCGCGTCGCCAGGGTAACCGCAATGCGTCGAATGTTTATCAGCTTAACGTTGCGAAGCTTCAGGCAGCGGCATTTTCTCAATTGTCAGATTCTGACCCGTCAAAATCTGACGCATCAAAATCTGACCCGTCAAAATTTGATGCGTCGAAATCTGGCAAAAAAGCGGGTTTTCACCCGTCAGAATCTGGCGGGGATCCGTCAGTAAAATCAAAACATGATCCGTCAGATAAAAAAACTTCTCGTCCGGACGCTTCGCAACCGGACACGCAGACGGCTGAACAGGAGTTTTTAACTCGCCATCCTAATGCGGTTGTATTCAGCCCTAAAAAGCGCCAGTGGGGAACGCAGGATGATTTGACCTGCGCACAGTGGCTCTGGAAAAAAATCATCGCCCTGTACGAGCAGGCCGCCGAATGTGACGGCGAGGTGGTTCGTCCCAAAGAACCGAACTGGACAGCCTGGGCAAACGAAATTCGCCTGATGTGTGTGCAGGATGGTCGTACTCACAAACAAATCTGCGAGATGTACAGCCGCGTCAGCCGCGATCCGTTCTGGTGCCGTAACGTGCTCAGCCCGTCGAAGCTGCGGGAAAAATGGGATGAGCTTTCCCTGCGCTTATCGCCGTCCGTCAGCACGTACACCGAAAAACGCGAAGACCCGTACTTCAAAGCCAGTTACGACAACGTGGACTACAGCCAGATCCCGGCAGGATTCAGGGGGTGATCATGAGTCTTTTGAATGAAGTTCAGAAATACATTGAAGCCCATCCGGGGTGTACTTCCGGAGACATTGCGGATGCTTTTGCAGGTTACTCACGGCAGCGCGTTCTGCAGTCAGCAAGCAAGTTACGTCAGAGTGGTCGTGTGGCTCACCGTTGTGAAGGGGATACACGCAGACATTTCCCGCGCCTGACTGAGAGAGCGCAGGAGGCGGAACCGCAACCAGTTCGTGAAACCAGACCTGTGCGCAATTTCTATGTCGGCACTAACGACCCGCGGGAGATTTTGTGCCTGACCCGCCAGGCTGAAGAACTGGAGTCCAGGGGCTTATACCGTCGTGCTGCAACGGTGTGGATGGCGGCATTCCGTGAAAGCCATTCCCAGCCAGAACGAAACAATTTTCTGGCGCGTCGTGAGCAGTGTTTACGGAAAAGCAGCAAGCGCGCTGTATCGAGTGATGAGTGGTATCTGTCAGGGAATTACGTGGGGGCGTAATGACGACGTTAACTCAATGCCAGCAGCAGGTGCTGGATATGCTGATTTCTTATCAGAAAGAGCGTGGCTTTCCGCCAACCAATCAGGAGGTGGCAACCATGCTGGGATACCGTTCAGTGAATGCAGCGGTAGAGCATCTTCGCGCACTGGAGAAAAAAGGCGTCATCACGATAAAGCGTGGCGTGGCCCGGGGCATCACGCTTCATACCGCGGTGAAGGACGACGACAGCGAGGCGGTCGGGATTATCCGCTCACTGCTTGTCGGTGAGGAAAACGCCAGGCTGCGTGCAGCCCACTGGTTACATGAGAGGGGCCTGAAAGTATGAAGCTGATCCTGCCTTTCCCGCCCAGCGTGAACACGTACTGGCGACACCCCAACAAAGGGGCGTTTGCTGGTAAGAGTCTGATAAGCGCGGCGGGGCGAAAATTCCAGAGCGCGGCGTGCGCAGCAATAGTTGAGCAGTTACGTCGTCTGCCGAAACCAACGTCGGCACCTGCTTCAGTGGAGATCGTGTTGTTTCCTCCGGATAACCGGATCCGCGATCTGGACAACTATAACAAGGCGCTGTTTGACGCCCTGACCCACGCGGGGGTGTGGGAAGACGACAGTCAGGTGAAAAGAATGCTGGTGGAGTGGGGACCGGTTATCCCGGAAGGGAAGGTCGAGATCACTATCAGTAAGTATGAGAAACCGGCGGGTGCAGCCGCCTGATTAAGAGGAGAAACGAAGTATGAATAATCTGATGGTTATTGATGGTATTGAAGTTCGTCGTGATGCTTATGGGCGTTACAGCCTGAACGATCTGCACAGGGCTGCCGGTTCTCAGGATAAGCATAAGCCTGCATTCTGGCTCCGCAATGAGCAAACCGAACGTTTAATAAGCGAGTTGCAGATTTGCAACTCGGTCAATATAGAGCCAGTTAACGTTAGTCGTGGCGGAAATAACCAGGGGACGTATGTCTGCAAAGAACTGGTGTATGCCTATGCAATGTGGATCAGCCCGTCATTCCATCTGAAGGTGATCCGTACTTTCGATATGGTAACCAGCACACCGGAAAAAATATCCGGGCAGGCTGCTGACAAGATGCAGGCTGGCGTGATTCTGCTGGACTTTATGCGCCGGGAGTTAAACCTGTCTAACTCATCTGTGCTTGGGGCCTGTCAGAAACTCCAGGAGGCTGTTGGCTTACCGAATCTGGCACCACACTATGCCATTGATGCTCCTGCTGACGCGCCTGATGGCTCAAGTCGCCCTACGCTGTCGCTGAGTGCACTGCTGAAACAGTATGGTATCCGCCTGACAGCTAATCAGGCATATCACCAGATGGCGAAGCTGGGGATCGTCGAGCAGCGCGAACGATACAGCCGTACCGCGATTAACAACATCAAAAAATTCTGGTCGCTGACAGCGAAAGGCTGCATGTTCGGCAAGAACATCACCAGTCCCGCAAATCCGCGCGAGACGCAGCCGCATTTCTTCGAATCCCGATTCCCTGAGCTGTTAAAGCTGCTCGATACCGTTCATTGAGGTGACCGTGAGAGCACTACTGACTCCTGAAATTGCCCCGCGTATGGGGATCGTATTGTTCAGGCCAGGTTCAGAGCTGATGCCCCTGTTTATGCAGGGGCGTGTCCTGCTGGAGCCTGAGCCGGAACGTTATTCATCTTTCGCCAGTGGTGCCGTTCCGGCGGCATCACAACCGCTGGCGGATGATCCTGCCGTTCGGGCCGTGTTCCGCAATGAGGCAGTGATCCGTCGTGCTGGTGGCGTGGAATGTCTTGAAAGCTGGTTACTTCGTGAAAAAGGCTGCCAGTGGCCTCATTCCGACTGGCACAGCGAGAACATGACCACAATGCGACACGCTCCGGGCGCAATCCGTCTGTGCTGGCACTGCGATAACCAGCTGCGCGATCAGTTCACGGAACGGCTGGAATCAATGGCAACGGATAACTGTGCCCGCTGGGTGTTGTCTGTTGTGCGTCGGGATCTCGGTTTTGATGACAGTCACGTTGTGACAATGCCGGAACTGTGCTGGTGGCTGATTCGTAATGACCTGGCGGATGCCTTACCGGAAAGTGCAGCCCGTAAGGCACTTAGATTACCGAAGCCTGTTGTGCCGTCTGTCACCCGGGAAAGTGACCTTGTGCCTTCGGTTCCTGCCACCAGCATCATCCAGGATAAGGCGAAAAAGGTGCTGGCGCTGAAAGTGGATCCGGAGTCGCCGGAGTCTTTTATGTTACGCCCAAAACGTCGCCGCTGGGTTAATGAAAAGTACACGCGCTGGGTTAAGACACAGCCGTGTGCATGTTGTGGAAAGCCCGCTGATGATCCCCACCACCTGATAGGTTACGGTCAGGGTGGAATGGGAACAAAAGCGCATGACCTTTTTGTGTTGCCTTTGTGCAGAAAGCATCACGACGAGCTGCATGCGGATACCGTGGCATTTGAAGAAAAGTATGGCTCCCAGCTGGAGCTGATATTTCGTTTTATCGATCGCGCGCTGGCAATTGGCGTGCTGGCCTGATTTTTTCGGAGAAAGGTGATGCGTGATATTCAGATGGTTCTGGATCGTTGGGGAGCATGGGCGGCGAGTGATAGTTCAGGAGTAGATTATTCTCCTATAGCTGCTGGGTTTAAAGGGCTTCTTCCCTATACAAGCAAAACACGTCAGGCTTGTTCAGATAGTGATGCATTAATTATTGAAGGTTGTCTTGCACGTCTAAAGCAAAAAAGACCTGATGAGCATTCGCTTCTTGTGGCACATTATTTATACAGAATATCCAAGCGTAAGATTGCAAAGGCGCGTGGAAAGGATGAGAAACTAATACGCATTGAGATACAGATGGCTGAGGGGTTTATTGATGGATGCCTTTCAATTCTGGATGTTAAACTTGAAATGGATTAGTGAAACCCCGGCTTAAGCCGGGGATGTTTCAGATTGAAGTGTTTTTTTCTTGGGCTCGTTCTTAGATGATTTTGTTTTCTTTTGACGATTGAGTTTTTTCTCTTTGCGTCTGTCAATATAATCGTCCCACCAATCAGGTTTTACTGTTGGGACGATTCTGCAAATATCAGCAATTGCAACAACAATGTTGCTCGATTGCACTCCATCGACGTGCTCTGCCAGTGAGGGAGGAACTTGTTGGTTCATTGGATCGAGGATAAAATCCACACCCTTTATACGGGCATGTTTAGCGGCAGGAACGAAATCAGCATCGCCAGCAATCAGGACGATCACATCAACTAGTTTCTCATGAGCAAGGATAGTTATATCCATACCAAGCTTAATATCGACGGCTTTTTGTTTATATTCGTAGTAGAAATCGTCGTTAGTTAACTCAGACCATTGAATTTCATTACGTAATAGTTTCTTAAGAGTATGTTCTTTTATTTGCCAGTTACCGACGTTTGAAAGAATACCCATACGAAGTGCCGTTTTACGATTCTTCCTTAGCTCCTCATGAAGCTTGTTTCGTAAAACATTCGGAGCATGTGTCTTGAAGTTTTTAGTTGATGGGGTTTTGTTGTCTCCATCAGGCAAAGGATACTTAATCTGTTTATCAAGCGGCGGGCAGTCGTAATAGTAAATACGGTAAAGCTCAAGTGGTTCACGGTCAGCGTGAGCACCATGTGGAACCTCTACATGAAATTTAACAATTCGCCAGATTATTTTAACAAGTTGTTGGCTGTCTAACTCATGCCCAGGGAAATGTTTTCGTAGAAAGTAATCAATCCGACGGATGAAGTAGCCGCCGTCAATCAAGACTGCTGTTTTCTTCATTGAAAAACTCACAAAAAAAGCTCAGAACCGTTGAGTAGACCCTAAATATTATCTACGAACAGTGCTGAGCTGGTGACGCAATAATTAACTATTGACATTTGCGTTGTCAACAAATTTTGCACTGTTTAAATGTAAATTTTTTCTGCTGTCAACATATAGTGTCATCTTTGGCATGTTGACACTATATAAACGCTTACGCGGTCCGCAAAAATAATTGTATCATGTTAAGAGTGGTTACTTCGACTCCTTCCTTAAAACCGCAGTTGAGCGGTTTTTTTGTACCTGTAAACCTGGTGCAGTACAGTAAACACGCTGGTGGTCGTGAATACTGGCTTTTTATCTTGCTGGCTTTTTAGACAAGAGTTATTGGTATGTCATGTTAACCAGAAGGGAAAAAGACATGCTAAAACAGCAAGATATGACAGAAACCGCCGCCGTAGTCCTTCATTTCCTACCTGCTGACAAGTGGGTAACGCCACGCATGATGACGAGAACTACCGGAGTAAGCGAAGCCCGGTGCCAGTTAATACTGACTCAGTTAGTTCTGGCGGGTCTGGCGAAGGATAACGGCGGGTATGGGAATAAATTCAGACGCTGCCAGTAATGGCGGTTTCCTGCTGTGAAAATGGGCGGCTGGTGGGTGTTGGTAGCACCTGCCAGCCATTCGCTCATGCTTACTGGTCACAAGCGAACCACGGCCCACTGCTTTAGCGCAAAAGCAGAGTGAGCCTACCAGAGTTACGCTTACTGATCCATGAAAAATACTGTAAAAATAAACAGTGTTGATTTAATCAACGCTGATTGCCTGCATTTTATTCAGTCCCTGCCTGATGATTCCATTGACCTGATTGTTACCGATCCGCCTTACTTCAAGGTGAAACCCAACGGTTGGGACAATCAGTGGAAAGGGGACGAAGATTACCTTAAGTGGCTGGACCACTGTCTGGCCCAGTTCTGGCGGGTGTTAAAACCTGCCGGAAGCCTTTACCTGTTCTGTGGGCATCGTCTGGCATCTGATATTGAGATCATGATGCGTGAACGTTTCAACGTGCTTAACCATATCATCTGGGCGAAGCCGTCCGGACGTTGGAATGGATGTAATAAAGAAAGTCTGCGCGCATATTTTCCTGCCACAGAGCGCGTTCTGTTTGCTGAACATTACCAGGGGCCATATCGCGGCAAAAGTGACGGCTATGCGGCAAAAGAAAGGGAACTCAAACAGCACATAATGGCACCGCTGATATCGTATTTCAGGGATGCTCGTGCCGAACTGGGTATAACGGCAAAACAAATTGCCGAAGCCACAGGTAAGAAAAATATGGTTTCCCACTGGTTTGGTGCCAGTCAGTGGCAGTTGCCGAATGAGGCTGACTATCGGAAGTTACAGGCACTGTTTTCCCGTATAGCGGCAGAGAAGTTTCAGGAACAACAACTGGAACAACCACACCACCAGCTGGTGGCATCTTATGATTCACTGAATCGCAAATATTCTGAATTGCTGGATGAGTTTAAATCTCTCCGGCGCTATTTCTCCGTATCAGTCTCCGTGCCTTATACCGATGTCTGGATGCATAAACCCGTTCAGTTCTACCCGGGTAAACATCCGTGTGAGAAACCGGCGGATATGCTCAGGCAAATAATCAATGCCAGTAGTCGACCTGGTGATCTGGTTGCTGATTTTTTTATGGGATCCGGTTCCACAATAAAAGCAGCAATGGCGCTGGGGCGTCGGGCCTTAGGTGTTGAGCTTGAGTCAGAGCGGTTTAACCAGACAGTGAAAGAGATAAACGAGCTGGTGGGGAAATAATTTGGTGGCCACGTCAGGTGGCCTTTTTATTTCCATTACACAGCACCCGCTTTGTCTGCGAGGTGGGGTTATGAAATCCATGGATAAGTTAACAACGGGTGTCGCCTATGGCACCTCAGCAGGTAGTGCCGGGTACTGGTTTTTACAGTTGCTCGATAAAGTCACGCCCTCACAGTGGGCGGCAATAGGTGTGCTGGGTAGTCTGGTGTTTGGCCTGCTGACGTATCTGACAAATCTTTATTTCAAGATTAAAGAAGACAAGCGTAAGGCTGCACGGGGAGAGTAA